CCTTTGCAACCCATTTGTTCAGCCATACTTTCAGCTTCTTCAATAGTATCATAAGCAATTTGACCGCTTATCTCTCTGCTCATCTTGACTCCCGTTTCTTCTTCAATCTCTTCTTTGTCTTGAAGTGATTTATCAACCTCTGTAAACTCTAAAGGTTGTAAAGTTGTAAAATATAGGTTCAATGAGATACCATTGTAGGATAGCAGAGTATCAAAGCAATCGATTAGCAACTCTTGAAATGGTCGAATAACAGTATTATCCATTAATAGACTTGCGGTCTTTATTTCCTCTGCATTGTTCCCTAATCCTGAGTTGTCTTTTATACCCAAAAGCATAGGGGAAACAATCCGATGCGCAACCATTATCTTCTTTGCACTTTCATCTGAAAGAAATTGGTATTGGTTATGCGCATCTGATAGTTGTACTGGTGTTATTTCAGCTTGAGCATCCTTGTTATCGTTAAAGGCTAAGATAAACTTGCCTGCGTTTGAACTGCCTGAGAATTTAGATGCAATCCTTTGCTCAATTAATTCCCTTTCTTGTTGATTTGGAGTTCCGTTATTGAAGTTAATAAGCATTGACGGACTCAATCCGTTCATGATATTGTTCAAATGATAGTTACTTATCTCTTCCTCTAGTTCACAATACTGCAATCCGCCCTGATAATCAACGGGTGAATAGTAATAAAATCCTGCACGATAAGGTTTGATGTAATAAATTTCAATTGCCTCCTTTGACATCCCATAAGCAGGAATCCTTAAAGGCTTATCGCTTGGTTTGATTTCAGTCCAGTCCTTGAAATAGTAATATGCAGGTATTTCTCCGTCATCATTTGCTTTTTCTGCCCTTAAAGTCTCAATTGGGAAATGTTCTATTTTAGCAATCTGCTTTCTGTCCTTTGAATAGATTACTTGCATTGCCGCTTGACCCATTAATTTCAAATCATAACAAACTTTACGCACACAATCCTTGTGAAGCAGAGAAACCATCTGAGCATATTGCTCTGGCTTTCTTGCCGCATCCGTAGCATTTAATCCTTTGCCATAAATCGCTTGGCTAATCCCATTGATAGCGGCGTTGTTTGTTGGACTACCATTGTATCTATCTATTAAGAATTGAAAATAGTTATTATCTTCTCCATAAGATACCCAATCCTTGTTTGCAACCTCCTTAACTTCTGGACTAGTATATGTGCTTAAGTTGATTACTCCAATCTCAGTTTCATTTTTATTCTGTTTTACTGAGATATTTGGTAATGTGCTTTTTTTGTTCCTTTTCATGATGTTACAATATAGTCATTGTTGTAGGAATTGTTATAAGTATACTGCCCCTCGTTAAGTTCGTAGTACTCATTCTTCGTTTGATCAATGGTTTGATCTGTACAAAAGATGCGATCTGAGAATATTTCAGAAACAAAAGTATTAGTTTCGTTCCATTTAGTGTTTTCTGCTTCCCAAAGATTAAAGTTTGTATTCCAGATATTATAGTCAATGTACAATCTAAGATCGTAAAAATGACCTTCAACTAAAATAGGGTTAAAGGTATTATTAAATACTAGGTAATTTCCTACCGTTGTTGCCGTTGTTATTTCATAAATAGTAGTGACGTTTGTACTATCATCACGAATGTCCATGCTAAAAGTTGTGACGTATTCTCTAGGGATTACGGTAAGCGTTTGAGCGGTTGCGGAGGTTCTTAGTATTATCATCTAATAGTATAACGTAATTTCATTGATATTTTTGAAAATGAAAGAAAAAAAGCAGTCCCCCCCCGAAGACTGCTTCCATTAATTAACCAAAACTAAATTTAAGCCGTTGGATCAATTTGAGTTGCTTGAGTTGCTCCCGTAATTATTGTTGATAATATCCAAGGTGCCGCCGTCTCTTCAATTCCTTCCATTGTTAAAGTGAATCCTGAAAGGTCTCCTGCCGCCGTTCCCGTGGCAATAGTTCCCCCCGTGCATTCTGCTCCATTTTCCAACCCTACAAGAAAGATGTTCCCGTAATAATCTTCAACCGCAACTTGTGGTCTAGATTGAGCCAATAATTGAATTTCCTGCTGAGTCGCTTTATCCAGATAAGTGAAAGTCAAACTTAAAGTCTGAGTATAAAAAGTCGTTCCCGTATCCCTTGAACTTGTGATTGTTGTCTCCAATGAAGAAGCACCCTTCACGTCATACTGATAAACTTCCATTGATCCAGAAAGGGAAGCCGTATCAATTTGCCCATCAGCATCAAATGTTACCGTTCCAAGACCCGTTCCCGTTCCGTTAAAGTTTATAAAATAAGCGGCTTTAATCCCGCCAAAAGCTGATTTACAAGGTAGCTTTCTGCCTTTTGTTAATAAACATGCCATAATCTTTTTTGTTTAAAAAAAGGGCAAGCAGGGTTTGATCCCTAAATGCCCTCTTTAGGTTATAAATTAAGAATAAAGAACGCAATCAGTTGATATGCCGTATTGTACTGCGGCAGTAAATCGCATGATTACTCTCACATTCTGCGATCCGTCAAGATCACTCATGTCCAAAACCTTAACAAGGTTCATGTCTGACATCAAGCCCGTGCCGAAATATAGGTTGGTCTTCTCAGCCGCAACCGCATGGTCATCAGGCAATCCTTGAGCAACAAATATTTTGACACCGTCAAAGGTTAATGCTCCGTTGTTCCACCATTGTGTACCTTCATTGTTTACACCATTTGCACCAACTCCTGCCGCCGCAAATCCTCCTAATGCACGAACATAAGCACGAGCAATATTCTGTGAAACGTATAAGTATAAATCTTCTTTTCCGTAAAGAGCAGAAGGAATTGCGTCAACAATTCTGCCTAGTTCAGCGATTACATTTGCCGCATCAACTGCCGCAGGAGCAACCACTTTAGGTACTGCCGCATCAGCAGTCATCAATGGCACGAATCCATCAAAAGAACCAACAACGGCATTTGCACCGTTCCAGATATTCTGCTCTGTTTTCTGAGCCACTTCTTTTGCTACGTGAGCAATAAGAAATTCAGCGAAGGTCGGAGGTAATTGATCAAAGGCAGAGTATCCCATGCTTTGAGCGCCCCAATTCGCAATAAATGGAGTTTTACACAATTCAAGGTTTACCTGAAATTCCTCTGGTTGAATAATTCTCTCAGTTAATGTGACGTTTCCCGTGTTTGTGAAATCACATGATGAGTCCACAATTAAACCAGACGTGTCAACTTTCTGAATTACTTCTTTATATTTAACGTTTGGCATGATTTCAATGCCTCCGTTGTCAATTGTTGAACCGCTCAATAAAGCCGCGGCTATGTATTTTCCTGCAAATTCACCTGCATAGGTGCTAGTTATTGTTAAAGCCATTATATTAGTTGTTTAAAATTTTTGATAATACTGAATCCATAACGGACTTAGTTCTTTGTTTCTGAAAAGTTATCTTTTCATTCTTGTTTGATACTGATTCTGGACTATGCTTAATAGCTTGAGCCGCAGGTTGTGAAAGTTCTTCTTTGAGGTCTTCGTTCATTTCTTCTTTATTTCCGTACCCCATTTCTTCAACCTCTTCCGCAGAAACCTTATCTGCTTTTAGATCAGCAATAGCATCTTCAAGATTTTGTATTCTCTTTTCCATGCCTTCCCAATCGCCAACTTCTGCCATTTTCTTCTCGTCCTTCTCTTCCTTGTCATCTGCTAAGTCCTCAGTAGTTTCCTCTTTTTCTGGGACATCATCGCTAACGTCTCTGACGTCTGCAATCACACCTTCTTCTTCAACAACTAAAAGCCGTGAGTCTTCAAGTATATATTCGCCGACTGGCATAGCTACTTTTTCATCATCGGTAAGGATAAAAACTTCTTTCCCTTTCTCAAATGCTTCCGCTTCTATATCAGTTCCATTCTCTAGCTTCATGGTCTCCAATTTGACTTGAATGTCAAGAAGCGTTTTTATTTGATTCAACATTTCATTTGTTCTCATATTAGTATAACGTAAAAATTTAAAAGTTTTGTCTTTTAACTCTGTCGATAAATTGGTCCAATGCCTTGATTCATAGTTCCACCCTCGCAACATTTTCTTGAATAGGTGTTTTTATGTCTACATAAACATGCCCTGCTACTACTCTTTGGACTTGTTCTGCTAGGTATAAGTGTCTTCGTTTTATTTGTCATGATTTTTTCTCTTTTTCTGCTTCATTCATTTTCTTTTTTGCCCATCCCAAAGCTGATTTGCCACCCCATAATAAATAAGATATAGTTCCACATGCCTTAGTATCTGAAGGATCATAAAACTCTTCTGCTCTGCTTAAATATGAGTACATCCTTTTAATGGTGTTCATTGAAATAGGCTTACCTTGAGCCAATTGTTGCGCTCTAATTTTACCCACTTCAGTTGCACATTTATTGTTAATCTTTTTGTTTAACTCAATGCCTCTTTTTGCGTTGTTTTTTACGGAATCAGGATAGTCCCTGAAAGACTCCATTTCAATCTCGTTCTTTTCCTTGTTGATAATTCCTCTAATCATTGAAAGCATTTCTTTTGCTTCCTCGTTTTCTATTTCTTCAAGTGTTAATTGAGGCTTTTGAATTGACATATTCACTTTATCCGCAAAGTATCCTTCAATTGAAAAACCTTTGACTCTGCCTTTTTTCACATATTCTTGCCAAACCTCCTCATTGTTGACCTTCATTGTTCCCATCCATGTCCCAACGGGTACGTTCATTCCGTACTTTCTGCTCTTGTCATGCACCTCATCTTCTACGATCCAAGACTCAACCAGAGTCAACCCATTAAGCTGATGCTGATGTTCTAACGTGGAGTTGTTTTGATTACCATTTCGTAGGTACATTTGACTCGCTTTCTCAATTGTGTTCTTTGAGAAATAGATGTAATACTCTCCGTCTTCTGAGTATCTATAAATAGGTTTGTTAGGAATAAGCAAAGCACCCATCAAGATTCTTTTGTCTTTGGATACCTCTGCTAGTTTAATTTCATCATCCTTTAGGGCAACAAAATCACTCTCAATAGCAGGACTTTCTACAATTGAAATTGCTTCAATACCTGAAAACTCCTGATCTTCGTCTAATACTAGTTCTACTATTCTCATAATAGTATAACGTAAAAGCGAATAAGTTTTGTATTACAACGTAGCTGATTCGACTATATTTCTGTCAAGGCTTTGTGAGGTAGTCACATCTCCAGACACAACGTATGCTTTTACGGGCGCTTGAGTCTGTCCCCCGATAGCATCTGCCAATTGATTTGTTCCCGTTGTTCCTACTACATTAAAATCTGCAGGAATTGATGGAGCCTGAAAATTAGGTACTGAGGGAGTAGACCCTCCGCCAACATCGCCACCGCCAACGCCATTTATTGTAGGCAGTTTAGTCCCCTTAATTTCCTTGATAGTCCTAAATCCCGTTGCGATTGCTGATGCCGCCGCTATACCTCCCAGAACGGGTCCAACTACGGGTATTCCTGCCAATGAATTAAAAGCAGAGATTGATGATTGTAATGTAGTTATTGTTGTCGATGCTATTGCCGCCGCTTTTCCTGCTTTTGATTCCTTTCCAAAAATATTTGCCAAGCTATCTAGTGTACTTTTTGCAATATCTATTTTAGCCGCCGCTGACATATCATCAAGTTCAGCTATTTTTCTATTTGACTCAGCTTGATAGTTAAGTAACTCTTCATTGGCATCCGCAAATGCTTGAGTTCCCTCTTTATATAATGCTTTCTTTGCCTCAAGTCTTGTGGTCTCTTCAGCTATCTCTAAAACGGTTGCCTCTTGCAATGCGGTGATTCTCATAAATTCGCCCATCTGCCTTTCAGCATTCCACGCACGTTCTTCTTGTCTTCTTAAAATTTTACCGTCTTCAACAACTTGGTCTAATTCCTGCGCTTCTTTTGTTAAGGCTAGATCATTTGCTTTTTGTTCTGAGATAAAACCCTCAGTTGTTGCTTGAACTGCTAGAACTTCATTTTTTGCCGTCTGTAAAGCAATAGCATTTTCCTGACTACCATTTAAGTCAAATGCCGCTTGCGCTTGTCTCTCACTTATCCGAGCATTTTCAAGCATCTGAGTATTTTGCAACTCAAGTAATGCTTTTAATTTTTCATTTGCTTCAATTCTTTCTGTTATTGTATTACGTTCCTCATCACGTATTTGCCTCTGTTGTTCAGCTTGGCGATCATACATCTCAAGCAATCCCACATTCTGAACCTCTGCAAGTTCTGCTTGTTTGGCTAGTTGAACACTTGCATCTGCCGCCTTCAATGTGTTTGTAGCGTAATCCGCAGTCGCTACGGCAACTTCTTTCACTAACTCAACCGTTTTGTCAAATGAGTCATCAACTCCCGTCAGAACATCTGTGAATTCTTTTCCTGCCATACTTGCCGCCTCTATCGCTCCGTCCCAATCTGCCTCAAACACTTTCTT